CTGTTGGCTCCGGAACTTCCTCGTTGTGTCTCTGCGCCACAATTCTTGCGTATTCTTCCTTGGTTGTTTCATCTGGAATTGCAGCACTTAGAATGTGCATCTTCCGAATCATATGGATTCTTGAGTCGGTCCCTTGAAACCATGGAGAATAATAGGTTAAAGCCTTAATGCCTTCCGGTGTAGAATTGCTGATAATGTTAATCTGAAGAGGGTCTCGAATAAGGATGTTTTCATCTTGATCAGAAAGAACCTGACAGAGAAGCGAATCACCAGAGGTGAGCTTTAGAATCATACAAAGGTCATACATGCTCATAGTGAGACCTCATAGATTTTATAATTGAACTTTTCTTTGGAGTATAGTTTAATTCTTTCAGCAGCATGATCCAGTGTGTAGTTACGAGACTTCTTCCAATGAAGGTCATCGGCAATATCAAATACCTTTGTGGCGACTCCATTATCAGACTTACGCAAGCCACGTCCGATGGACTGAAGCACACGAATCTGAGATTTTGAAGGAGAAGCAAACACGATTGAATGAATGTTTCTTATATTTATACCAGTAGAAAAAGTACCAAGACTGGCAACAATGATGCAATCACTGGCAAGATATTCTATTTTAGTTGGTTTCATTTTTATATTTACAATTATCAAAGTGCCATCGTTTCATTACGCTTGTGCTAATAGATTGCATAGTACAATATGGACAATTAATGGCAGTTCTTTTTTTCCAGCCATCAGAAATAGCATTAGCTCTGTCTATTGAACATGGTCCCTTTTTTTTACCTAAAGACGCTTTTGAAATTTTTTCGCATGTTAATGCTGACCGTTTCAACCCTTTAGTAGAATCCGATATTTTTTTAATTGTCTCTTCTGAAGGTTTTCCACGTTTAATTCCACTTTGCCAAGCAGAAAGTTTAGACTTATGTTCTTCGGATTTTGGTTTAGTAGTAACATAGAATCCTCCGGCACCTCTATTAAGCCATTTAGAATTAGAACAAAGTTTAAGTCTAGTGATTACTCTAGCCTCCCATTTGCAACAGTCATCGGCATTTAAAAATGTACGTCTAATCTGAATAATATCTGGTTCGCCATATTTTTTTCTAAAATCAGCAACGTGTTTTGATGAAGTAAAATAAGTTTTCCATAATTCATCTGGATGGCAACCACTCTCGTACAAACATCTTTGGACTCTGGAACATCGAGATCCGTAATACCATTTATTATGTTTGGACCATCCTATCAAATAAGTATACGGAGTGTATTCTGGCATTCATATATTTATACATTCTAATGTTTATAAATCCAAGATTCCAATACATCATCGGATTCTGTGATCATTTTTGCCATTTTTGATGAATTATTTGTTAAAGGTATTAGTTCAGTTGGGCTTGTTTTAATTTTTATATTACCAAAATGAAGCGTTACAAGACCGTCATGCATATCTGTAATGGCACGGATGCGTTCACGTTCGTCGGTATCCACACTTCCAGAAACAAAGAATAGCTTACGCGTGCGGCGTGGCATTTCATTCAGCCTTTCATTAATCATCTCATAGAGAGGCTTCCCATGTTTCTCAACATAGTTGTAAAGTACAAGAGTGTTACCTTCCTGAGCAAGAGCTAGGTTCCGAATGAATTTATTCCGAGCCTCATTTGCAACAATAAAGTCGATCTCTGCTTGATAGTCAAACTGCTTTGCTGCTTGGCATACCTCATCACTGTATTTCAGTAACAGCACGGAAATGTCAAGGTCAGAAAGAGCATTCTGTTCGATAAGTTCCTTCGTGCTAGTTACCTTATAGACGGGACCAAAGAGACCTTCAAGGACCAACTTATGTGTCTGCGTCCCGTCCAGTGTACCAGTGGTACCAATACGGAACTTTGCATCTCTGAGTTTCTCCATGATGGAAGCCAAAGACTTAGCTTTAAAGTTGTGCGCCTCGTCTCCCATCACCATACCGTATGGCTCAAACCACGTGGCTTGCATCTTGTAGATGGACTGCCATGTAGTAATAATGACGCGTTGACTAATGTTGATTTTCTCCTTGCCCGAATAGATTCTATGGCAGGTTTCCTCGACGCTCCACGATTCTTCAAGTGTTGCGTAGTCGGCAAAGTCTTTGTACATCTGTTCCACAAGCGAAGTTGTAGGTACAATTAGCAATACTTTCTTATTGTATTTAGAAAGGTACCAACGGATCAGCACATAGATAATGAGTGACTTACCAGAAGCCGTCGGGCTCAACAAAAGTGTCTTCCAATGGCGAAGCGCGTGTGCAATGGCTTCGACCTGGTAATCACGAGGCTCAATAGACTTACCGTGGGCATAGAGATTCAGGCTGGCAATAAATTCGGCAAGCTCATTTGGTTCGATGAGTTCCTGCGTATGAGGTAGCCCGTAGTAAGGATCATCAACATACTCAATCTCACACTTACGAGTCTCCGCAAACTCTTTGATGTAAGGCAGAAGACCGCCGTAGATGGTCTTTAGGCGAGCGTCAAAAAGCCGAATCTTTCCGTCCCATATCTTATTTTTGTAGGCTGGCATGAACTTATAGCCAGGAACGAAAAAGGTAAAGAATTCGGATAACTCATTCGCGATTGATGGTTCGCACTCGATATGGATATACACCTCATTCTTTTTGCGGATTTTAAGAATGTCGGACATATTAACCTCCGGATGTGAAGCGCCGCCAATCAATCATGTTCTTGATATGGGTATGGCGCCAGCGGAGTGTACCCATGATTTCTTCAAGGGTTTCCACCAGTGTCTTAAGGTAAATGATTTTTTCTTCCGACTTCTGAAGTTCGGTATCCGAGTTAAAGTAATACTCAAGGTCCGACTTCATGATTTTAAGCCCATTGAATGGGTCATATGGCCAACCGCGGACGGTCATTTCTTCTTGCGTCATCTTGCCATTGAAGTAGAGCCATTTGTCCTTGAGAAGGATTTTCTGGTCAAGCTCTTTCTTCTTGAGTTGCAGCTTCGTGATTGAGATTAGCTCAAGGTACTTTGCGTGGACCTTAGCCGTCTTCTGCGAAGCCTCGTCGAGATTCATTTCATCAATCTCGGCATCTTTCTTCCACATTACCAATAGGTCATCAAGGTTTATCATAATATAGTATTATTTATCCTATCCTAGATCAGATGAATTCAAAGTAGGTATATCTAAATGAAGCATCAACACTCACATATTCGACATCGGTAGTCTGAGTATGAAATTCAATTGCACCGATGCTTGTGGGAAATGCATCAACATAACGAATACGCTTGTTTGGGTTATTACTTGATGTAAGAATATGGAGAATCATATCGGCAGACTTCCGTTTGCTCTCTTCGGCATTGTTACGGATCCAATTGTAAAGTTCAAGGTAATTTTCCATGTTCTCGGAGACGATGAAACGCATATCAAACGATGCGTAATCCAAACGGTCTCCTGGAGTATACATCTGTTGATTGCGGAAGGGAGTCGATACCTCGCCGAGGCTGAGAGCCGGAATGGATGTAACCGTGCAAAAATACTCAAGGTTTGCAAATTCATTTGCATTAATGCTTACCTTAAATCCTGTTGGTGAAAGGTAGTTTTTGTTCTGAGTAAGGTTATTCATACAAGTATTTATAAACTAAAAAGGGGAGCCCTTTCGGACTCCCCTCTTTAAAAAACCGGTATCAATCAAGATACCGAGACTGATTAGCCATTGTCAAGGAGACCAGAGACACCGAAGATACGGAAGTATCTGTTGGCGCGATTGGTTCCGGTGCCGTTGCTGATGTCGGAGACATTAGTTTCAGCGAATGGATTTGCGACCATGCCGTAACGGGTTTTGAATCCGATACGTGGTTGGAAGTCAGATTGACCGACTGCACGTACCATGGTGAGTGGAACGTATGGTGCGTAGAACATACCTGCGTCATACGGATTGGTACCACGGTAACCGCTGGTGACGTAGTCAACAGTGGCATATGGATCAATGTAGACCTTGGTACGACCGTTGAGAACGCCAGCAAAGGTATTGCCGGTATCGTCAACTTCGAGGCTGGTGCTGAGTGCTGGAGCGTAGTCGAGTACGCCTGCAGCTGCGAGTGCGGTAGCAACATCCGAAGAGCAGAGGATGAAGTTACCCTTGCCACGACGTGTTTCTTTTGCGATAACATTCGCTTCGCGTTCGATTTGAACAAGAAGACCCTTGAAGCGTTCAACGTTCCAACGACCATCAGAGTCGGTGAGGAGGTTGAAGTTACCCTTTGTGGCAACGTTTGCTTGTTGTGCACCGAGCTTGGCTTTTACATTGATCGTGCGGATAACTTCGCGGTTGATTTCCGCGAGGATTTCAGCAGAGAGGATGTTAGCGAGCTCAGATTCTGCATCAAGACCGTGGACGGCCTTGAGGTCTTGAGCAAGTTCCATGGTGTATTCAGCCTTCAGAGCGCGGGTCTTAGCGGTAACGGTTTGTTTCTCGATTGAGAAAGCCATTTCGCCGAATGAACCTGCACCGGAAGAACCTGAACCGAGACCTTCAGCAGTGCTGGTGGCCATACCGGTACCAACTGAAAAGGTATCGGAAACGGTATCGGTATCGCTGTCTGCACCTGTTCCACCTTTAGCAGATGGGAGAGATGAAGAATCGCCGCCGCTGGTGCCGGTGCCAGCAAATGCTGAATCGGCTTCGTTGAAGAGAGCTTCAGTTCCACCTTGTGAGGTGTACTTGCTCTTCATAGCGAAGATCAGACCGGTTGGTCCGCTCATTGGTTGAACGCCAGCGATGTCGTAGGCGATCAGGTTTGGCATGCTACGACGAACAAGGCTAATGAGGATTGGATCCCAGTTAGCGATGTTGCCTGTGCCACCGGTGGTAGCATTAGCAGCGGTCTCATTGAGACCTTGGAAAGACGACTGAGCGCGTTCTTCACGGAGTGCTTTTTCTTGATTTTCAAGAATGCACGCTGTAACCGAACGGCGGTAGTTATCTTTGATTGATGGGAGATCCTTATGGTTGATGATAGGATTCCACTTTTCTTGGAGTTTTTCTGAGTTGAACATGTGAGTTAAGTCCTTTAGTTAGGAGTTAAATTGTTTATGACTTGAGTGTGCGGGTAATTGCTGAAGAATATGCTGCCATTACGGGAGTCAGTTCAGTTTCCTGTTCTGATTCATTGAGTACGGCGGTTTCTACTTCATTTTCTTTGGACTTCTTAACAATCTTGCGGAAGTAAGATTCTTTGACGGACCGAACTTTCTTTGTGAAAGATTCAGCATCTTCAAAATCAATACCTTCTGACAGACTGGTGAGCTTGACTGCTTCTGTTGAAGCAAGACCGACTGAAGCCTCAGCAAGGATCTGGTTGCGCTTGAGGGCGTTTACAGACTCATTGAGTTTCATGTTGGATTCGGTTGCCTTCATCAGCTGTTCTTCAAGGGAAGCAACGTTCTTATTGAGTGTATCAACAAGATTTTCCTTGCCTTCTGGAACTTCGATGTAGCTTTCAGTAAACACATTCTTCAATGCGTTAATGAAATTTTCGGCGATTTCGGTGCGTAGACCAGATTCGATTGCAACTTTGTTCTCTTCCATCCAGGTACCTACGACATAGCTAAGATAGCTGTCGACCTTTTCTGAGAGCGAAGAAGCAATTTTAGTTGTTTCTTCATCCAGTTGGGAGCGGTAATTTTCCTCAATGCGGGAGACTTCTTCTGCAAGTTTGGCCTTAACGGTTGATTCAAACAGCTGAGATGCCTTAGAACGGAAAGATTCGGAAAGAGAGGTTTCGGCCTGTAAGAGGACATCAAGGTTTTCCTTAACGTCATCTTTTTCTTTCTTGTCTTTTTCTTCGTCATCGGCAGATTTCTCTGCTTCTGGTTGCTGTTCGTCTTCACCTTTTTCGTCGGCTTTTTCAGCTTCTGAATCGTCTTCGGAACCTGCCTTTGGTTCTTCAGCCTTTGGCGTCTCTTGTGGAGTCGTTAGAGTGCTGTAAACATTGGCAAGATCCTCAGTCTTCATTGTTGACATATGTTGGTACATTGCGTTGATGAGCCCAGCTTTGGTCTGTGGAGCCTGTGCAACTGGAGCAGCAGCAATAGCTGCGTCGGTAGCTGCAACGGACTTTTGAACCTCTGGTGCAAGTGCTGGAGACTCTGGTTTTCCCAGAGAATGTGGCGCAACCGCCACTGGAGCAGCACTTACTGCGGACGCAACTGCATCGGCGGCTGGTTTTACAGCATCCGCGGCAGGCGCATCGGTCGGTACAGCATTTGCTACTGGAGCATCAGCAGTACCTTCTTCGTCATCAAGCTTCTTCTTGCCTTGTTCCTCGCCAGAAACTTCAACATCTTCAACGAGTCCATCAGCAAGTAGTTCCTCAACAGTGATGTCTTCAATGAGATCGACTTGACCTTTTGATGTGTGTGACATATTTGTTTTAGATTTAGCCTACTATAATAGTATAGTGGTTAAAGTTTAGAGAGGATATCAAGCGAGAATTGCTTGTGATCAGTCTCTGTTAATTCACGAATTACCTTGGATGTATTCACGTTACCATAATTAGCATCTTCAGTTTTACCCATAATAGAAAGTCTTGAGCAATTATTTAAGAACAATTGCATCGAGAAAGTTTTTGAACACCCGTACCTGAGCTTCAATAAGCTGTTTGGACGGTGTACGGTTGATTTCTTTTTGAATCTTCTCGGCAATGATTTCATTACCGCGAACAAAGTATTCAACGCCTTCCATGATACCATTGACGAAGGCTTCTGGAGCAGAAGGATCCTGAACAATATCAATGGTGGAAAGTACAAAGTCGGATTTGACCGACATAATGTTGCCGTTGCGTTCCAGTGAACCCATACCGCGGCTCGAAACGCCAAGACGAACTCCGCCTTCAACGAGACCCTTTACGATGTTGCCCATCGGAGTATTGAGAATAAGCGCCTTACCCATTACGTTATGTCCGTCCCATTTGAGAGAGGTAATGCGATGTGATACCTTATCAAGGTTTACGGTAGGACCATCTGGGTGATTCAGTTCACCAACTGCACGACCCGTCGTAACTTGCTCATTCACATATTTGGCAACTGCTGGAGAAAGAACATTGTAGCGATAGATGCGACCATTGCGGTTTGCCTTTTCGGCTTGCATAAAAACACCTTCAACATATGTTTTCTTTTCTGCGCCGACGCCTTCGGTAATATAACCGATGTCACTATCGAGATGTTCTGTGATCAACTTCATTTGAAATTATTCTGCTTCTGAATTGTGATATGCAATCATATTCTTATGATGCTGCATTAAAAGATTGTGATACTTCTTGCCCGAACCTGGCATACTCATTGAATAAGGTTCGGCTAACTTTTCGTGAGCATCATGAGCCTGCTGATGCATCTTGCTGGCTAACTTATGATGCTCTCTACGTAGCGCGTGTTGAGAATGAGAATTTGCAATGTTAGTTGCATCATGTGCATGATTTTGCGCATAATCATGATTATAATCGAGAGCTGTCGCCTCTGCGATCATCGAACGAACTGAATTAATTAAGTCGTGCATATTATTTAATATCCGAAGTCGGTTTCTTGTTGTAAAGTTCCGAAGCCAAAGATGCCTTGCGTTCATCAAGAACGGCATTAATCTTGGATGTCATCACGCGAGTAAAGTTCTCATTGGCTTCCGAGGCTTTTCCGGACGCCAATGCTTTAATCATTGTGGTAATGTCATTATTCATTATGAAGCTATTTATATGTTTTTGTATTTAAACATTACTTACTCGGAGGCATTTCAGGTGCCGGATTTGCCATACCTTCAATTTCTGCCATTCTTTGTTCTTCAGCCGCCTGAGCAGAACCATCCTCGTTCATTTCTGCATCCATCGTCTCAATGTCTTCGTCGGTCTGCTGAAGAATGTTACGGCGGACCCATG